TGCTGGGACTACCGCCAAGCTCATAAAGCTCGCAAGCAGGGTCGCGATTTTTTTTAGGTTTCTTATTTGATTTCTTTGTTGAAGGGTAGCCAGATGGAAAATTATCCAAACCCCATGCTTCCTCTAGACTACTGTAATTATTGCTGAATGGACTCATTTACAGTCTGAAGAGAAAAATAAAACTCATCAAAAAATAAATGCATGTGATCGCAGCTGTAATATACGCGTTTATCATAATATATGGTTTGAACATTCGTAAAGCATATCCTGATGTTGTTATGGATAATGCTTCCGAGCCTTTAGTGCGTACTATAGCGTATATTGCTGTTTATTACCTCAGTACAGTCAGCGTTCCCGCAGCAGCAGCATTACTAGTCGCGGTAGTCTTGGTGCATCTCGATTACCTCAATCTAGGCCGCTAGTAAGCGTGCAACTGCAAGGCAGGCCGCTAGTAAGCGTGCTGCAACTGCAAGGCAGGCCGCTGAAAAGCTAATTTTGTCAAGATACACTAAGAATGCTGTTAGAACTAGTTTCAATAGCAAACAATAACAAAATCATATGGGCCATAACGATGTTGCTTATGAACTTTGGAAGCAAGTATATCGTCGGAGATTTGGGTCAAGCTCACGATAAGATTCTATCCAACCAAATCGTTAAGAAGCTGATCGTGTTTTCGTTATTCTTTGTCGCAACTCGCGACATCATTACAGCTTTCTTGATGACAATACTGTATGTCATTATCGTCGATGGCATACTGCATGAAAAAAGCAAGTTTTGTATCGTACCAAAGAAGGTGCTAGGGGAACCGTATGTCAACATGTATAAAAAGAAGCTGATGGATCTGCAATAGTATATTAAAGATCAAATGAAATCACTCTTTGTATTGTCACCTAATCCTGTAATCACTAAGAGGAACATCCGTTGTGTAAATACATACATCCTAAACGATGGATCCTCATTGATTGCTTTCAGAGACAACATGAACGCTAATTATGTAAGGCGCACGATAGCGAAAAACAATTACATCGTAAATGTTCCTATTGAACTACTCGATTCATACTGTTCACACAACAAAATAAGGGAAATATCTATCGTTAAATCCATTTATTGTGATATCAATAACAAAAGCGAGAGGTTGTTGATTGAAAACTAGAATCCTCCGTTTGTCCATCCTTGATTTTTAGCATAAGCTTCACCTTTCAGTATGGGGATGTGCATATAGGAAGTTCCGGGGGATCGATAATGTGTGCCGTCCTTCCAAAACACTACCTTGAAATGCTTTACTTTGGTTTTGAATCCCAACACCTTAAAAATTGTATCTTCCAAGTTTTCACGGGTCTTGATATGTTTCTTGATCCAGATTGCGTTGTGGTTATCGGCATATCCTATCATATAAATATTTTGAGAGCTTTCCATAGGAACTACCTTTTGCAATGGTTGTGGAACTACAGTATATGTATATATTGGTATGGGCTCTACAAGTTGTGCGTAGACGTAACAAAATGGTTGACCTTTGATATTTTGAATATAATGCATTTCCTTCTTGGAAAATAGAGATGTCAATGGGCTGGCTAACAATGCTCTTGGCGGAATCGCTACGACTATATTTTTGTATGTGATGCGACTATTATCATTCAACGTGACAGTTTTCGATGCGGTGTCTATATCGATGACGTATGATGACACGCGAACATCTATATGTTTCATCATCTTATCGATCATCTCATTCCATGGAACGTAAAACTTTGTTTGTCCCGATATTGTATCATCGAATCCATAATTGTACAAGACGTCATGTGTGTTACTGTGAATAAAATCTGTATACCCAACAGTGTCAATAAACTGCTGATACTTCTCAGCACCCAAAGCATGCTTTGCAAACTCAGAGAAACAAGGCTGTTTATGTTCTGTGTTAATCAAGTACTGCAATGTATCATTTACGTTTATTGGTTTGATATTTCGATATTCTATGCTTGTTTTGAACGTTTGCAGATGATATCCAAAGTCACGTATTAGCTTTGCAAGCTTGCGATCTTTTGGTAAGCGTCCAACCCCCGCTCCTCCAGGCACAAGAGCACCTGCAAACATGAATTGTCGTGCTCTTCCTCCAACAATAGGAGCTTTCTCAACAACGATTACTTTGTCATGTGGATACTTCTTGACATGATTATACGCTTGATACAAACCACATATACCTCCACCGATCACTAACAGTTCTGTCATTTAACTAGTTTAGAGAGATTAGAATGGTGATGGTACGAAAGGACCCATCAGTTTTGCTACTAGACCCTTGGGTACCTTTAGCTGGTGTTTGTCTGCCAAAAATAGTATCGTAAGTGCAAAAGCGAAATTGTCATAGTGAGGAGCAAACTTCTTATGCAGCTGTTCTTTCGTGAGATGACAATTACTGGCAACCGCAAAATCAAAACTGTTTGTTATGAATTGTTTGATATGAGGCCATGCTTTGAGTTCTTTCACCCATTTGTGTTTTCCAATCACTAAGGAATATGATGGAAGAAGCCTAGAGATAAAAGCCGGGAGACCTCCAATGTAGAACTTCATCGGGTGGTTGTACAGCGTTGTACCGCTTTGTGAATACTTTGTTGGTGTCTTAGAGAACTTGGCTGCAAGTTCCCAGTCGATGATCTTGAAACGATTAGTTGCTCCACAATAAATCATGTTGTCTGGTTTGACATCATTATGATACAGACCAGCTGCATGTATCTTGTCGAAACCTTCTAGAATATCTTTAATGAATTTGTCAAATAGCTTCTGATCAAACTTGACATCTAAGATTTGAGTCGAGCATCCTTCGCTGAATATATGGTAAGTTGTGGTTTCTTTTTTGTGCAGCACAAGCCCATAAACAGGCATGCCGTCATAAACAAACCCAGGAGCAACTGTGTGGTATGTATGGTCTGGTAATGTTTTGGCAACAATCTTCGAGGCTCTCAATTCGTTCAAGAAGTAGTCTTTAGGATTCTCACCTTTGAACGTCTTTGCCACGATATTCTTTGATGACCTAATTAAAGGTACAACTTTGGTTTTGAACGCGGTGGCATCGATAGTTAACTTTTTGAAGTTACTGTACAACTCGGCTTTGGTGATCTCGTCTTGATTACTTTCTAGCCATCTACAGAATGTACGATCGTCATCCTTGATACAACGTGCATCCTCGACATAACCTTTCATTCCTTCGCCGTAAAACTTGCCTCCAGTATACGCCATTTTACTTTATGCCTTTATAAATTTTTGCATTCGACATACATGTTATCATAAAAATTTGAAATACGTTTTGTAGTAATATCGTCGTGTTCAAGATGTCTCTGACCGCAATCAACCGCGCTGTTAACAGCATCATCGCCGACGCCAAGACAAAGTTCTTGGATGATATCAAGGAGTTTATCCTGTCCAATCTTGACGAAGAAAGCGCTGAGTCAATGAAGGAACTGTTCGACAAGTTCCAGGAGAAGTTGCCAGAACCAGTCAAGGAGAAGAAGGAGAGGACTAAGCGTGCTCCTTCGGAGTACAACAAGTTTGTCGGAGAGAAGATGAGGGAGCTAAAGGCAGCTGACAGCACTTTGAGCGGAAAGGAAGCTATGCAACAGGCTATGAAGATGTGGAAGGAGCACAAGGCTTCAAGTTCATAGGTACACACAAAACAAAAACAAAAAAAACGCAAAACTTATGTTTTGCTACTTTAGAAACTCTTCGCGCAAAACTTATGTTTTGCTACTTCAAAAACTCTTCGCGCAATTCATACAGCTTGATCATTTTATTTATCTCTTCAGCATAACTATCATAGTAGGTGTCTTTGCAAGTATATTGAATGCTGACACCCCAAAATGAACTATATTGAGAACCTGATATTGGATAAGATGGAGGGTCACCTCCAGTCTTATTTTTAAGCTCTTGATACTTTTTGCGATAATCATCTAGAGTTGGCTTATACTTTTGATACGACTTTGCTAATGTTTCCTTTGCTTCATTTATAGTGATACTAGTTGTTGTCCATGCTTTTTTATGAGTTCGCTTACCTATAATCGCAAGGAAGGGCTCATTCATATAATAGCATATGGCTACCCAATGAGGTTTGATTTCTCCTAAAACGAAGTATTGAACTTTCATACGATCTTGCTCGTCTTGATCTTCCCATAGATGATCATAACCATCGTAATACTCATAGATTGTAATCATGGTATTCTAAATGCATTGTATAAATATGGAATTGACCTTTAGACGCGAAGTCCAAAGCTCCTTGGATGTCCAAAGCTCCTTGGATGTCCAAAGCCCCTTGGATGTCCAAAGCCCCTTGGATGTCCAAGAATAAGCAACATATATTATAAATGTCAGATCAAGCTTTGGTGTTAGCATTATGTGATTTATCAACCGAGCTTCGCAAGAAACAACGTGGGATGGTTCACAACTGCGATAAGAGTCTAAAAGCATTCAAAAAGGCAGTAGCGATGCACAAGTTGCGTATTTCAAATCATCTTACTACACAGAACTAAATCGTGTTTACTTAACTCTTGGGAACAAGACCAGTTGATATGAGTATCAAGATTTTCGAGGAGTTAATCAAAGGGATCACATACTTTTCTTGTGAGGTTGAGAAATCAGTACCTAGGTTGTATTCATGTGGACCTTATGATGAAACACACAGGGAAGGTAACCTAATATGTTATTATGTCTTGAGTCCGAAAGAACTCGAAAGATTTGATACAGGGATGTTATGTTGAAAGGTTGATATATCATGAAATATCAGGTAATTCTGTTATTAGACCTTACGAAATCAGATTTCGAGTCATGTTTTCCAGGTTGTGATATTAAAGTAGAATGTCGCGGAGGTAGGCTTCCTTTTGTAACGAAGAAGTATAGAGGAAAGGTTACTCGTGTCAAGTATACAAAAAGGTTAGCTAGTGAATGCAGCTATGAAAATCTTGTTGAAGTAGAAAAACATCTGTCGAATGGCAAGGTCATCATTTCAACGTCATCATTTGACATGCCAACTCATTTTGCATTAAGATAAACTTCCCAATAATATGTCAATCTATAATAAATGTCAGAAATCTATGATAACATGCTTGATTTGTTAAGGAGCGACAAATCAAAAGCTTACTTGAAATGTCTGAAGACTGACAAAAAAGAAGACGTCGAACAAGTTGAGAAGAAACTGAAAGAAGCCGAAAAGATTGTAAAATCCCTCAAGAATTCCAAGCTGATGATCACAGCCAAACTAGAACTTACAATCAAACTCCTTCAAATCGTGAGGGATATCACGATTATTCAGAGTAGCAGAGATATGTTGACGCACGGTATATCAAAATGCTCAAATGAATATATTGATAATGTCATGTATGCAACTGGTAGAACGAATGACATGTCGAATAAACAAATACTTGAGATGGAACAGATATTGAAGTCCATGAAAAAGTAACCTACATGGTGTATTTTGATTTGAAAACACGGGCAAGGTGATGATCACTTTTGTTGTTTCTTTTGTAGAAAAATGTGTAGCTAGATGTTTTTGACGATACAAAGCTATGGTATAAAGCGTCCCATACAGTGTCCCATTGGCCATCTTTTTTATAATTTGTCATCTTGGAGATGTAGTTGCTAGAACATAGATATGGCCTTGTGGTTGCATTGGGATAAAAGTATCCCATCGCATAAATATTTGGAATCATTACCCATGAATATGCATCGATGCTAACAACTTCCATAAACCACTTGTATATCTCGTATGGATGTATCTCGCACATGATGAATATGTTCATGAAGATCATCAATCGTACTATATGATGTGCATATCCGATCTTGGACGCCTTCTTTATTTCTTCGTCTAATGGAGTTAACCCTGTCTCTCCATTGTACCAATCATTAACGTCCTTAAAGTTCTTGCTGTTTTGAGGAAGGTTTGACGCGATCAAGTCTTTGTACCTAAAGATGTACAATCCTTGCATGAAACATCTCCAAGATATTTGTCTCAAGAAACCTTCCAAACTCGATAATGGTATTGTGTTTGACTGTGAGTACTCTAGCGTTCTTTTTATGACATATTTCGGAGTGAGAAGACCTATGTTCATCATAGGGCTAATAACAGAATGATACATGAATGGGTCTTCTTGCATGACAGCGTCTTCATACAAACCAAAGTTCTTCAGTCTGATAAGCAGAAAGCTTTCGAACGCTTTTTTTGCATCCTTGTGAGTCACCGGATACAATAATGCGCTTGTTGGATCCCCATAATGATCTGCAAAGTATTTATTTGCAAATGCTATGCCTTCTTCATAAATGCTTCGGCGAGGTTCAAACTTATAGATGTTAGGTGGTGTAGAAGGCGGTGGGCTACGATTTGATTTATCCATATTTTTGACACCCTCCAAAATACCAAGCTGTTGTTTCATAAACGCATAAAATGAGGCATGACGCAGTTTCTTGTTATCACCAAAATAGCTAGTCAAGATTTTCTTGCTCAGCAATAAATCTGGAGATTCTAAAATATCTAAAGATTTGCAAAGAGCTGTGTATTTGGCGACAAGATCATTGTCAAGAGGATCGTAAAACACAATCTTGTCAGAAGATAGGAAATCATATCCTGAGCGCTGTATATCGATCCATGATATTAATTGGACGTGCTTGTACTTTTTGACGTATTGCAAAACTGCCGAATGTAAGAAAGCAATCTTGGCCTTGTTGACTCTGAAGGGTTTGTACTTGGCGTCATAATAGAACACAGGATCTTCCACAAGTAATGTTCGCTTATATTTGGGTGGGTTTTCAAAGAGTTGGTTAGGAAATATAAGGAATGTTGACATTTGGTATTATCTAATATAAAGACCTAGTCAATAAGTTTGATATCCTATGAACAATGGCTGAAACGAAGTTCATATGTTGTGATGAAGTCGGAAGAGGAGCGCTAGCATTCGATGTGGTGGCGGCTGCGGTTATTCTACCTGATGATGTTGATTGGAGTAAGATCAAAGATTCAAAGAAAATAAAAAGTCATAAAACACGTTGTGAATTGTCAAATTATATCAAGGAAAATGCAATCAGTTTCGGTTTCGGAAGTGTTGGTCCAGAAGAAATAGATCGCGACAACATTTTGCATTCAACAATGAAAGCCATGCATGCAGCTATCAGAGATGCTATCAATATGCATGGGGATGATAACTGTAAGTATAAGATACTTGTTGATGGTAACTACTTTCATCCTCCATATACAAACATTGAACACGAATGTATTGTTAAGGGTGATGACAAAGTAGTTGGAATATCAGCTGCAAGCATATTAGCAAAAGCGTATAGAGATTGTGATATTATAAAGATCACTGAGAATGATGAAGACTTGAAGAAGTACAAATTCTCGACAAATATGGGGTATGGTACTTCAGCTCATTTTGCTGCTATCAAGGAATATGGACCTTTGCCGAAATACCATAGGATGACCTTTTTATCAAGATGCCTTGACCAAAGCGTTTCCTCCGCATCATAAAAATTTGATGTCACGTAAATAAGTTTAAAGTATTTAAGTTACGGCATATACAAGATGTCAAGTTTTGAAGCATTACGCAAAAGTTATCTCAAGCTTCTCGAGATTATGACGATGCCGTGAAAAAGGGAAACTAGAAGAATTATGCAAGAGAGGTTAGACCAACATTTCTATAAAAAGTATGTAATCTTAGTGAGGATGTCGCATGTAATAGAGATACTGGTAAGAAAAAGGGAGATTAAACACATTTAAAAACTGAAATTGTCTATTAACAATCATCTTTTACTAGATAATGAGTGCAACCGGCAATGCCAACATGAAATGTAAGGACTGTGAGGTAGTCAAAGATATCGAGGAATTTGAGAATACAGGCAACGGAGAGGCACGACGTAGCGTTTGCAAAAAATGTCGATCCGCAAAGAAACGATTGGCGGTTGAAAATTCAAAGCATCAACGCGATCCGAGTTCAACCCCGATGCCTACAAAATGCTCGAAATGTTCAAGATCCTATCCAGAGGTCCAATTCAAATGGCGTAATGATACAGTGACTGGACGTTGGCGCAATGAATGCAATAGCTGCTTCAGCGCAAAGGGGTACTACAAGGCCTACCGTAGTCGAGAGATACAAAAAGATGCTGTCGCGTACCGCGCGCGACACGCTAGTACACATCTTGCTTGGGCGCACCGCAATCCAGACAAAGTCGCTGTGCAACAGCAACTGGCACGAACGGACCCTACAAGGAAGTTTAAATACATAATTACTTACGTCAAGCAAAAGTATGGAGAAGATAAAGTTGACACTTACATCGAATTCAACGATGCTGAAGCGATGCAAGAGAAAATGACCAGAGAATGTAATTATTGTGGCTTAATGCCTGCAAGTAACGATAAACTCAATGGCCTTGATCGTGTGGATCCTCGTGGGAAATATGAAGACAAAAACACTGTTCCTTGCTGTGGAATCTGCAATGCAATGAAGTTGACTTTCTCGATTGATGAGTTCATCCAAGGTGTTCGTGAAATCGTAGCGTTTCAGAAAATAAACATCGACGAAGTCTTGAGTCAGAACATTCAGCGTCCAGTCGTCTTGAATAGCCGTATGGAGAAACGTACAACTGCCAAAGGAAAGTCACAAGACCTTGGAATGAGTATAAGACTTGATCTATTATCTAGTCCATGTTACCTATGCAGTCGCTGCCCTTCTTTTGGAGTTGACCGTGTCGATTCAACGAAACCATATGTTATTGCGAACTGTAGAGGGTGCTGTACCACTTGCAACTTCATGAAAAAAAATGCATCGCTGAATGAATTCTTAGCGCATATAGCTCGAATTCATGCTCACACCAAAATGTGGGTTCTTGGAGACACCGACAATGTCCTAAGCACAGTCATGGGCACGAGAAAGCCAATTGCTGCTACATCTATCCACAATGGTCATACAATAATGTTTCCAAGTACAGGGTGTGCTGCAAACATTATTGGAAGTACAGAGAAGACTATCACACAAGTAGTAAATTGTCGATCAACATTTAGGGAATTTCAGTGGAATTATGTTAATATCAGTGAGTATAAAAAACAGAAACTTGACAAAGCCAAGTGTATCGACTTACTGACAATCATGCGCATCAAATGAACTTAATAATTTGATCTACATGATATTTTCTCTTAATAGATTCCATTATAATTGCTATGGGTTAAGAAAAAACTAGGTAACTAATGCTTTCAACAAACAACCAGAAAGTATGCGAGACCGTCCATCAATTGCTATAAGCCAAACCGCCCATACCACTCATGACGCGCAGCACGTTGTAAGAAATGGCATACACTTTGATCTTGGCGGTATCGGTAGAGTTGACCTTGCTGGTGAGGAAGAGTTGTAGGGTAGCATTGTCAATGCGAGACATGTTGCAGGTGCCGGAAGGTTGGTGCTCCTCGGGCTTGAGGGCGAAGGAGTACACGTTGATACCAGCCTTGGGCACGTTCTCGTGGTGCTGGTAGGGTTGCACCAGGTTGAAGTAGCGACCATCGCGCTCGGAGAAGCGATCGTGGCCGTTGAGCTTGAGGTTGGCGACCTTGACGGGGTTGACACCGCTCTCGAAGCTGACGGGTAGTAGCACACCATTGGCACCACCAGCAGCCACACCAGGCACAGCACCAATATCGTTGGAAACCAGAGGGTCCAGCAGGTTGCTGCCACCCACGAAAGCAGAGGTGGTGTAGGTCTTGTCCCAGTCGTCAGTGAAGTTGAACCATTGCTTGCCCTTGTAGGTAGAGGCATCGCTGGACAGGAACTTGTCGGGTTGCACGACCCAAACCAGCTCCTTCACTGGGTGGTTGAAGTTCAGCTTGATCTTGGGGGCGCCAGTGGAGGTGGTCTCGTCACCGGTGAACTGTAGCTGCTCAATCAGGTACTCGTGGGAGACCTGAGCGAAACGGCGGCGCTCATCGGTGTCAAGGTAGATGTAATCGACGAACAGAGAGCACTCGTCGAAGTCACCAACGGACAGGGAGCTGGCACCTGAGCCGCTAGCGAAGTAGCAGTCAGCCTTGTCACGGAACTCAAGGTTGACCTTGACCTCGTGGTATTGCAGAGCGATGAGGGGTAGAGCCAGGCCAGCGTTGCGGTTGAACCAGAACTCTAGGGGGATGTATAGGATCTCGCCAGCAACGGTGGCAGCACCGTCGGTGGGTAGAGTTAGGCGGGGGATGTTGCCCACCATGTTGGCATAGCCAATTTGCTTGCCGGCGGATTGAGACAGCTCATTCCACACGTGCAGCCACTCGCCGTAGTGCTTGTCGATGCGTTGACCACCGATTTCGATCTCAACGGACTTGATCAGGAGTTGGCCTAGCCAGTTGAGCCAGCGGAACTGGCAGTTGGCAGGCACGGAAACAGATGGGACCTTCACACGTAGGTACATGCGGTGGATAAGGTCACCATTGCGAGAGATGGTGCAAGTCACCTTCTTGCCGAAGCCAGCAGAGCCGTTGAAGGTCTGCTCGATGGACTCCATGGCGAAGTTAGTGTGACGACGATAGATGCATTTATCTCATAGCTTGTCGCTATAAGTTGGACTATATCTTAAGCGGAAGGTCCGCCTATCAACATTTAGTCTCTGAACTGCACGAATAAAAGTATTCGCTTGGCTGCTGATTGCCCTTATTACATGACAACTATTACCATATTTCAAGGTGTGCCATGAATTGATTGAAAACGTTTTATAATGTCATTATGTGATGAAATTAAGCTTGGAATTATTTTGCCGTTCTTCTTGAAGTTAACTTGTGCTCTTACAGGCCGAATATTACTCCAGTTGAAGCATGCCTTGGCTTGCTCTTCGCAGGTCAAATCAAAAGCATGGCATGGAGTTACGTGATCATAATGCCAATATTCTCCATGATTTTCCCATTTCAGATTATCGTCAAAGGTAAACTGAAATTCTATCCATTTAGCAAAGTATTCAATCGAACATCCGAGATACGCGGTAAACTTGCTATTAGTGAAGCTTACAACTCTACTTAGCTGTTTGCTAAGCTTTTTGCGAATCGAGTATTGTGCATTGGTTTCTCGTTTTTCTCGTTCATACTCTCTAATGTGATCACGATTATTTTTAAACCATGCTCGCTTATTCTCAAGTATATGAGGTTCGCATGTTTCCATGTAATTTGCTTTACGGATGGTATCACACGACTTACATACTCCACGTAAGCCATCTGCCTTGGCTTTATCAAGTGAGAAATGTGATACGTCTTTTTCTTCTTTGCATTCCCTGCATGTTTTACTTGTAATCGTGATTTCAGCACACCTTACTAAGCCTTTCTTGGAAGAACACGTTTTACACGAGTAATTTAGACCATCAGTTCGTGATTTATCTTTGTGAAACTCACTGACCGGTTTTATCTCCTTGCATTTTCCACACGTTTTTGACATTATGTTTGTAAGTATATTGCGTTTTCAAATTTTAAGCGGGTGTTCCAGCATTTTGTTGATATCGCACACATACGTGTACTAGCAGCTTTTAAGCCACTTTTTAAGGCCATCTTCGACCTTGAAGAAGGTGATCTGGGGATTACCGGTTAGGTAGATATCTTGCTTGATACGATAAATCTCTTTACCGCTTAGAGTACACCTTAAGGATTAAGAATCCCGATAGCCATCTACTCGTTGAGCATGCAGTTATGTGATAACTGTTTTGTTGCGGATTGTCTCTATCTCAACGTAGTATTACCATTTTTAGGGTCACGTTGTATTCCGAGATGTTCCCGCAGTTTGACCATCTTGCCATATTACTGACTAGCAGGGTATTTCCCCACTCTTGATGCCCAAGTAAATCTAAGCACCGTACGCGACCAATTGCATCAAACCACCACCCATCTCTGTGTTTTATACTCTATAGGGAGAAAAAAATTTGCGCAACCTGTTTCAGACGCATACTATATAAAGCACAATCGATGAATCCTAATATTGGACATGAGTAGTAAGAGAACTCTGGATACTCATTACACGCACAAAGTGGTTCGATTTCAAGAGGCTGCATCCGAGTTGGCCAACCTCAAAAGTGCCGCAAGTAACAAGGACGATAGTGACTTGAACAAGCGTATAGAAACTCTTGAGAAGGTCGGGGAAGAAGAAGTTGATTTCTACATCAATACAGCATCGATACTTTTTAACTACTACAATATCGTCGAAAACAATACTGATGATTCTTCGACGTCAAACATACCGAACAAAGGAATTCTCAAGTTCTTCGTCAAGAAAGAAGAAGAACCGGTTAATGAACCGAAAGTTGAGACCCATATGGACAAAGCAACGTTGTTAGAAAACTATGTTGCGATAACATCGTCAAACTATTTCAAGAAGATGGAAGACGAAAATGATGCATGCGAACATTGTGGATCTACCAATCGTGTTATAATGTTAAACGATAGCATTATCAGTTGCAACGATTGTAACAATGTCGAATTTATTATCGTGGATCACGATAAGCCAAGTTACAAGGAGAGTCCTCGTGAGGTTACCTATTATTCGTATCGTCGCATCAACCACCTTAACGAGTGGATTAGCCAGATACAAGGAAAAGAAACTACAGACATACCCGAAGAAGTGTATGATAAGATATTGTTCGAAATCAAGAAACAACGCATCGTGAATATGGCCACTTTAACTACTAGTAAAGTGAGGTCAATATTGAAGAAACTCAAGTTGTCTAAATATTATGAACATACGCCCCATATTATTCATAGATTGAATGGGTTACCAATCCCCAATTTTGAACCTGAACTCGAGGAACGTTTGCGAACAATGTTCAAGATAATACAACCTCTGTTTTTGAAACACATGCCCAGAGGACGAAAGAACTTTTTGAGCTACTCATACATTTTGTACAAGTTCATACAATTACTTGGCCGTGATGAGTTTTTGACAAACTTTAACCTTCTGAAAAATCGTGAGAAACTACACGATCAAGATCAAGTATGGAAGAAGATATGCACTGAACTAGATTGGGAGTTTATTAAGAGTGTTTAAACAAACATTTATTTTCTATTTTTTTGATAATACATATCTACATAGGCTGGAAAGTATTTTTCATGGTATTGTTTTAACGTCCATCTGATAGACTTGCCTCCTCCTATTGCTAAACTACCAAGATTCGGTAGTGGTGGTGGTCCACCGATGAGTTCACAGTTTATCCTCAGATATTTTAACATTCCTTCGCTACTAGATAGGAAATACTGCATTAGATACTCTTCATAGTCTGTTTCGTTTAGTAAATCTGCATAGGCACGGTCGTAGTCAGGAACTACATAACCAGGAACTGCATAGTCAGGAACAAATAATTCTAAAGGCCCCTGTTCTTTTGTATATTTAACTATTGGTTTTGGTTGGAAGTTTAGTAACTTTGCTAACAGGCATGTATCTTGATCAATGACTTCATTTTCTTTAACTTTAATTGCAGTACTACTACCTTCAGGAGTGTCATTATAGTTAACGACATCACCATCTGGGTCCTCTTCGTATCTCAATACTTTTACAAACATTTCGTCATCTCCCATATCGTCAAGAACTTTGACTTCTTTATTGTCTTTAACTACTAGTAGATTACCGGTAACAGGTTGGTCTGGCGGTGGATATGATGGGGGCGTGTTGCCAGTTGGTGAAGCCGGTGCTGAGGGAAATGAATCTTGTGAGCCAGGGGCACCTATTAACTCGCCACTTCCTGGGGCACCTATTAACTCGCCACGTCCTGGGAACCCATCTTCATTTTCATCCCCACCTCCACCTCTCATGCTATAGTTTTTATTAACTAATGCCTCTATTCTGTCTCTTGTCACAGTTTCTTCAGAAACATCTGTAAAATTCAACGTAGCCATTTGTTGTTTCATGAACGATTTGAGTATGTCTTTCACCTTTTCGATTATGCGTGACTCAAATTCAATCTTGAGTCTTTGAGATATTTGATCCATTTTTCCTATACTTCTTTCTGTAGCCGAAGCTGCATCTGTGAATGTATTTATACTAGCGGGTGTTTTACCATCAGCACCTTTAACGAAGTACTCGTCTAAACCAAATACTTTTTCTTTCAGCGATGACAATATATTAGCAGGGCCCAGCTTGTACGTTGACGATTTCCTATACAGTTCAGTGCCAATCAAGGATTTTATCTTCTTAACAATGTTAACATAGGGACTCATGTCTTCGACTAGAAACTGTATAGGGTCTTCTGGCCATTTCATAACCTTATCAACAAAACTATATTTTTCGTAGAATTCATTTAATCTGAGTAGTGTATCTCGTGATGAGGCTGAAGACATTAATAACCTTTGTAAAGAAATGCGATCTGTCATCATTTCTGTGTTACTTGCGAAGAACTTGCTCATCTTCACAGCATTGTAATATGACTCTATGCACAACGTAAACATGACACCTAAACATATCATGTCTTTCAAATGAGTCAAACGATCATCCATTTCGAGTTTAGTCATATACTTTTCCAGATTCGCAATAGTGTTTCCGATGTTTACTGGCTTTTTAATCAGGTTAAATATTTCATCTACCTGGTCAATCGCAAAATACTTCGAAGGGTCTTTCATAAATATAAATTTTTGCCATAATTCCATAATTTGTTTGATTTCAAGTTGTTGTCCGATAGGAAGATCTGTGTCTATGAGCTCCAGAACATCTCCAAGATATCTTGTGTACAATGTTTCTGCCGATGTATAATTGTCTATCAACAATTGACACTTTCCTTGTTCTAAAGCAATTTGCTTCTTTAAAGCTTCTACGGGATCAAAATGGATCATGTCATCAGGCCTATACATTACCATTACACGTTCATCCGTAACGCTATCAATACGAGTAAAAATGGATGGCACACCAAGCATACGCGCCTTTAAGAAAGCCAAATGATCGATCGTGACGAACACGAAGATATCATATGGAGTTCTTAATTTATGCAAGTTTGCCGCCATCTGTACCTGCAACCCATCTCCAGTGCGTTTGAGGTCAAAATACTTATGGGCTGGGTCTTCTTGATTATATATTTGTTCAGAGAGCTCATTTACTTTTCTACTGTAAGTATCCATGATTTCTTTACCTTTACCTTCACCTATATCAACATAATTAGGTGCTTTAAGTTCTAATGAATTCAGAAATACCAGAGATGAAGCTGGATTTGTTTCTATATTTTTTTCATCTTTGATGCTTTCTAGAATTGGTTTGAATTTATCTGGAGTTACTCCTACGCTTATCTTGGTTGCACCATCCCATTCAGATGCAACGTTATTCAACACACGAATTTTACAGTCTGTAAATGTTATATCCAAGTCCTCCTTGAAGGATACCAATGATGTATCAATGATAAGGTTTACAACTGTTTCTATGTTTCCTCCAAAACACTGTTGTATCACCCTTGTCAAAGCCTTTGTACGATTGATTCGTATTTCCTTGTATTGAGATTTTGTCAAGGGTTCTTTTTCGTCGCTGTACATGCGTGTTGGTTCTCTTGTTTCGTCCCTATCGCTGCGCGTGACACCTAGATTGAAGATGATCATATTCTGATCAGAAACAATTCGCGAAATCTGTTCTTCAAAAGACTCCACTTCTGGATTGGTAATAGATGCTCCACCATCAACTGAAAACACGTGGATGAACTCACCTATTGCAGTAGTAATATCACGTGCAAATGATACATCAGGTGCGAAACCATATCTGAAATGTACCTCTTCGTCAAATGTAATGAGATTGCCTATGTTCGGTGCAAGTGTATCCTGATACATCTCATAAAAGGCAACAACGCTCGGTTCGTAAGATGATAACTCATTGATGCGTTGCAATGTCTTTGGGGAAATACGAAATGGAGTATCTTTATAGACTAACGCACAGGAACTTCCGTCAAACACGATCTTGAGATGCTTTTCTATGGCTGTTTCATTTAAATTCAAACCTGCTTGTTTAAAGGTTGTTTGCAAGTTTTTTAACAGATCTTCCTTTTTAGTTTTTGTTTCATTATTCAGCAATTCCAGAACATGTGACAGAGTCAAAACACTACGGCTTTTTGAAAAATCATGTATAGTATCACAACGACAAAAAATGTCGTAGGCCAGTGGGAGTGGAAGTGGGCGCTCTACCATGGCCCGGGATGGTGAGGTTGATTTGGCTGCTTCTACCATGGCTGCTCGCTTTTTTGCCTGCTCTGCTTCATATTTCTCAATTAATTCTTTTTTCCTTCCGATGTAATATTTACCTTCATCTTTGTCTTCAACTCTATCCTTTATTTGATTTACTTTAGCCGCCCTGGTCAACATCGAAGTTTACTATATACAATTACAATAAATTTGTAGCATTCTTGCGGTCGTTAGGGGCTACGTATTTCATATCAAGGTACTGGAAGATATCTTCTTCAGTTTCAAAATGGCAATCCAGAAACTCTCCAGTGTCCAAGCTCTTCAACCCATGTTCACTCAAAGAAAGTCCTTTCGACAAAGCAAGATTCCTCATGGCAACATTAAAGCCAGCGCTACCCGTAAAGTATAGCACCGCAAAGGCAAACTCTTCTGGTTTTGTAAACATCAAATCAATACGCCGATATGTCCGATGATACTTCAGGCGACAGATTGCCATGCACTTTTTATCACCCAGGGCTAAGATATCGACAATATACTTGTCTTTTTGCATCTTGTCAACAATTGCTTTGATTGCAGACGGTCCTGTTCCTGTAAGTAAGACATCAATGTCACCGCTGTCAGGTTCACCTCTGCGATAACTTCCCGCAATCACAGCTTTCAAAGAAGGATCCACTGACTTTACTACGTTCATCAAGTATTCGTCATGTTTTAGCATTTCTTTTCTAGGTATACGTGTTTGAATGTCTTTAACGTACTTCAAGCCCATTTTCTGTTTATCATTCAGTAACTCGTCTTGACGTTGAATTAGCTCGTCAATGCTTTTGATACCATTTGTTTTGACAAGTTCGTTTGCTTTCGTTGGACCAATGCCGTGAATGGTCATGAGTTCATCGATGAGCTTGAACGTTTTGTCGTCTTTCAAAATAGCATTGACTTGGCGTAGGTGTCCTGTTTCAATTATTTCTCGAATTTTCTCGGCTATTTTTGCACCAATTCCTGGAAGATTGGCAACATCTTCTACCTGAGAAACAGGTCCATTGTGTTCCTTGAGAGTCTTGATAGCCTTGCTGTAGGCACGCGCTTTCCAAGTTTCCTTGTTAGCGAGTTCCTTCTTTCTTAGGATATCCAAAGCGTCGATGATTGATTTCTTATAATCCATCTTTGTTTGGTCTATAAGAAGAGAAAATCAAATTTTAGAGAATCTAAATGCGAGGGAAGTTAGCGCCAGGGAAGCCAACAAGGCCAGCGCCAATACCAAAGGAAGCACCTGCGCGTACACCTTGGGACAGGCTGGGGGCAGCTAGGTCTAGTAGGGAGAATGTGGCAGCGGCAATGAGGGCAATGGTTAGGACTTCCTCAAGGTCGGGCTTTTGCCTGGGAATCATGTAAGCAGCAATTGCCACAATAGCACCCTCTAGGAAATACTTTAGAATGCGAACAAGCAGTTCCTTACCATCGATGGAAAAACCGGACATTTTTCTTTAATATATTTTACCTTAAGAAAAAAAACCACGCTTGTTGTCTATATAAGAGTTGAACATAAACCAAATATAATGGCAGAGCTAATCCCTTGTAAGGTTGAAGATCATCTAGATCAAGACCCCCCGCTTCGCGGACAAAATTATGTATGCCTGTCATTTCTTTCACCAGAAGACGTCCTGAAGCGAAAGGAGGCTTTCATTTTCGAGAAGTTTTTGCAGAACTTTTCTCAAGATATGACGGAGTTTTTCGACAACATGAGCAACAAGTATCCAGAGGAGCTGGGTCTATTGAAGTCTATCAAAGACAGGTACAGCTATGTGTTCAATCCTTCGTTGATTAACGAAGAAGTAGACTTCTTTGTTCGTATGAAGGGAGAAGAACTTGAAAAGGAGTTCTTCGAGAACAACAAGTTTCGAACAACAATTCGCGGTTTGAAGGTCAGGGGTGTTTTTGATACTCGTAAAGAGGCTGAAATTCGTGCACAGGTACTCAAGAAGTTTGATGACAAGTTTTCTGTGTATGTGGCAGAGGTAGGATGTTGGTTGCCATGGAATCCCTCTCCAGATGAAATCGGAGAACAAGAGTTTGGTGAGACACAACTGAACACTCTCATGCAAAAGTACAAGGAGAATCAAGTAAAGAAGGACCTGTTCTTTCAAGAAAGGCTGAAAGAAACAGAACTTGACAAGGTCAAGAATGACCTTGAGAAGCCAAATGGATGGGAGCAAGCTAAGCTCTCATCGCTGAGCTTGTGAAGCTAGGAGCTAAGCTTGTGAAGCTAAGCTTGAAGCTAAGTTTGTGGATTAAAGTTATTCTTTTTATATAAATGAAACAAGTCGTACTGTTCTTGTTTTTTATTGGTGTCATCATGATTATGCACGGCATATATCAACAAAAGATAAAAGCTGCTCAAGACAACGTAAAGATCGAATACAGATTTATTCCTCGCACGTATTATGAAGAACAGTTAGCATCTACTAGTGTTACTAGCAACTTCAAGAATATGTTTGATAAAGAAAGCCCTTGGCTCGAACGTAATGTCACTCTTGCACCTCGACCTAAAGCTTAAGTTTAGCAAGCTCATATCCACGATTAAATTTTGATTCGAGATATTCTTTTGTGATCGCAACGTTGAATGAGTCTAAGTCCAATACACTCGCGTCGTCATACTCCATGTCGATTGTTATGATGTTGGCTTGTGGTGCTGTTTTTAGGTTGTTGTTTGTGATAGTTCTTTGCAGTGAAAAAACAATGTTGTACATGTATTTCATGAATGAAGTTGCTTCACCTAGGGATGACCTATATATGTTAACAGCAAATATATCCTTCAAGTTCGATTCTAGATAGTTTATCGGAAAGTTGTTATACAACATGCCATCCACGTATAAACACTCAGCATATTTTATAGGAGCAAACAGTATTGGTATTGTGCACGATATTCGCAATGCTATTGATAGTGGCATATTCGGTGTGTTGTCTATGCAAAAGAATTCTGAACGTTCACGTGTAAGATTGCTTGCGCAAACAACGAGATTTTTCCCAGTAGCTTTCGTGAACTCCATGAAAGTGGTATCCTTATTAAAACCTTTGTGATTCAACAGTTTATTGATAAGCACATCCAGATTGTTTCCTGAAAAACAACCGTATGTATCCAGTATATCTAGGACTTCCAACGAGTCAAATTGTGATATTTTAGGATCTTTCAATGATGTCAACAAGAAGTCTATAGTTTCTTGCGGAGAGAAACCTGCGCACAATGCAGCACACATCAAAGCTCCTGCAGACGTCCCCACAAACGTTTTAATTAGATCAAATGACTGCTTTTCAAGCAATGCTTTGACACATCCTGCTGCAGACACAACTTCAAAGTGACCACCTGACAACACGATGCTTGTGAAATGCATTTTGTATCGTTTTATATAGGCTTTTTTTTATATAGGGTTCTTATAAGTTTTACAATGCAACTACATCTGAAAAAGTTCAATCTCAACCAGATTGACGACGATAAGAATGTCGTGTTAATCAGTTCACGTGGTGGCGGCAAAAGTACGGTTATCTTAGACCTTTTATACCATAAACGTGATATTCCAATCGGAACAGTCATATGTCCAACTGAAGGTTCCAATGGAACTTTCAGTCAGCACGTTCCAAAATTGTTCATTCACAATGAGTACACACCTCAGCTCATAGAAAACGTACTGAGGCGTCAAAAGAAAATCATCAGGCGTCAAAAGAAAGAAGTAGAGCAATATGGTAAATCCTCGATAGATCAACGAGCGTTCTTAGTAATGGACGATATGATGTTTGATGATAGCTGGAAAAAGGACAAGAACATCAAGTACATATTTGCTAACGGGCGACACGAAAAGTTGCTGTTCATACTATCATTGCAATATCTCAAAGGCATACCACCAGCATTTCGCACGAACTGTGATTATGTCTTCATCTTCAGAGAATGTGTGGTTGCTAATAGGAAACTGATTTATGAGAACTTTGCTGGCATGTTTCCTACTTTTGACTGCTTCGCAGCAGTTCTCGATCAGACTACAGAGAATTATGAATGTCTCGTTATAGACAAGACAACAAAAAGCAATAAACTCGAAGACCAAGTATACTGGTTCAAAGCTGAAGTTCGCGATGACTTCAGAATAGGATGTCGTGAGTTTTGGACAATGAATAATGAGTACGCTGTAGATACAGATGATGAAGAGGACGAAATGTTTGACGTTTCTAAAATACAAAAACGGAGGGCAGGGCCCCATGTTAATGTTAAGAAGGGTTATTGATAGCCAAAGAAAAAGATACCATTGTCAATGCTACCATTAACAGCACTAAGCCAGGCGTCTCTGTAAATTCTGTGAATATCAAAGCTACAGTGATCATCAACAATATTAAAAACATCTGTTTTTGGGCAAATATGTGTAAATCATGTTCGAATGCTAACAACAAAGATAGACCAACTGCAACAGAAGCTTTGACCCATGTGTTGTTATAGATGCTGTTTATGCTCATTTATTTATTCATCTGAAAATGTTAAACATGAACATTTTCAGATATTACTCGTTGCTGAATCTTGTTATGTTGTTATTTCACCGTTATCTATACAAATACTACAACTTCCTATTAGCATATGCGATAACTGTTATGTGTGCTCAGTTGGTGTTTTATAGAGACCCGGCTTACATCAGAATATCAGAATACGTCTTGAAAAACAAGATTCTGCTAGCTATACTAGACATCATAAGTCATTGGATTCCTTTCATGTTTGTACTGATCATTTACGGTACATACTATGCAAAACAAGGTTTCTTGAATCTTAGCACCTTCGTAACTCTGGTATTTTTAGTAATATACAATCAATATGCTGTTCCTTCAGAGGTATATGAAGTAAAACGTCCTATCAGCATAACAGTAAACGTGTTAATTGGCATCGCCTTGTATATTGTATTATCTGCCATCATCTCAGAAATCTGGATACCCTGTGCGCATATCTAAGCCTGATGAAGAAGAACCTCCTGCCATATCGTTTTGACCAAGATAGGTCAAGCTTAAATACACAATAGGAACCACGATGATGAGTACTTTAACAATGTAGGCACCTGTGCCTTTGTCGGCATCATCACGACTTCTCATGACAGCTAGTAAAAAAGCAATGATGAAACCTATTACACACGCCGCAAGTGCAGAATTCATTTATTCTATGGATCGATATTTACAGCCATTCAAACGCAACAGTTAGAAGAAACTGTTGTCATTTGACTTTTGAAGCAGCTTCATTTTAACTGCTTGTTTCTGTTTGATTAGCTTGTCATTGACTGTAACAACTTTTATGTGTTGTTGAGTTGGAATAATGCGCGGCACTTTTTCTTCGTAGTCGCTTTCTTCTGACGATGGTTCATGAACAGACTCGCGATCTGGCTCGCCAGACACGTGATCTAATTTGTTTACAGACTCGTCATTGCCTGACTCGTGATCGGACTCGTCAACTGACTCGGCGTCAGGCTCATGCACAGACTCGTCATCTGAATCATTTCCTGACTCGGCGTCAGGCTCGTGCACAGACTCATGATCTGAATCATTTCCTGACTCATGATCGGACTCATCATCTGAATCATTTCCTGACTCGGCGTCAGGCTCATCATCTGAATCATTTCCTGGCTCGTTTACTTTGTGTACAGACTCCTGTACGGGCTCGTGATGAACTGAAATTTCAGCCAACATATCAAGACTGCAATCTACGCATAGACTCTCAAATCTAATAAAGTTCTTTTGTATATCGACCTTTGTTTTCCCCCTTTCATCTAGTAAGAAAGCTTCCCTCCAGACACTTCTTGCTACTGCTAACAAACCTTCATACACTGCATCGACAGAAGGCTGCACATAACAGTTTTCAGTGCGTCTATGTAGCAAAACTTTTTCTTCGTAAGACATACTCGCTAACATTCTAAGTGCGTCTTGAAACTCTACCAGAATGCTCTTGTACCTTTTGTTTTTTCTCTTCACATTGCTGAAAACCTCTTGGATGTATGTCATATAGACATCTGCATATATGCGTGCTATTCGCCTTTGTTGCGACATTATTAGGCGTAACGAACATAATAAAGTGAAGAGTCTGAACGCTATTTGCTTAGCGAACCCATAGCGTAAGGGTTAGAACCAAGTTGTTTCAATATTGACGGGTCTAGGCGATCATCCATATGCTCGACTTCTTTGGGCATCCTTGTTATGTTTATGGCACTGTCGGCAGTAGGAACATTTGATATTACACGGCTTCTGCTGGGTGCGTCAACTATAACAGGTAAAGTGTCTTTGCGTATCTCTACATTTAGATTATCGGATGTTGTGTATGACTTCACACCTGTGGCAGTTGGAGCACGTCCGTGAAGTATCATTTCTTTGCCATCACGGATCACGGCGTTTTCAGTCGCTTCATGACTGACCTGCTTCTTATCCTTAGACCCAGCAGCACCGTAATACTCATAATCAGATGTGTATTGTTTTTGTGTGTTGCGAGCTTCGTGAGGGTTCGTGAGGTAACCTTCTCCTGCATCTCTTGCACCTCCACCATAATAATCATACATAGACGTGAACTGCTTCAAGGTGTTGCGTGCATCATACTCGGTTGTTTCGTACGCACCACCACCTTGGAGACCTTCGATGTTACCATCACGCTTGGTATCTATCAGCGTCTCCTTCATTGTAGTACGTGTTTTGTCATTTGGATCATACACAACGGCCTTTTTAACGCCGCCAATGTTCATTTCGTATGTCATACGATCTAGTGTTTGTCTCGCGGTAGTTTTTGCTGCTATTTCAGTGGGATCATACACTATAGAAGCTTGTGCTGTTCCCTTAATATTACCGCGCCCTGTATCATCGTGCAGAAGAGTTTCTTTGATAGTTGTTCGTGCTATACCATTAGGATCGTATACTGTGAGCTTCTCAGGCAGTTGTGGGGCAGCGTTTCCGAACAATCTTGGGTTGTTTACGTTTCCATCTTTCTTTGTAATTTTAACAGCATCAACTATTGGAGCTACCAAACTTTTGACGATAGATGTGACATTACCTTTGTACACACGAGCACCTGTTATTTGACGTTCATTGTCGTACACCAATATTGTTCCTTTGCCGTAGTCATCTTTCAATCCGAGTTTTTTGTTCACAATTGTGGGATTCAAAACCCCAAAACCAGGAAGTTGTTCGCGCAAAGGGTCATTTGCAGGTTCAGATTGAAGTTGTTGTCCCTTACCTTCTGCTAAAGCAGCTGCACCCATATACTCTCGCGTGGTTTCTTGGCGTTTTGTATCTTTGAGATCTTGATCAGGAATATTACTTTGTTTGAGATACATGCCCTTAGTGACAAACCAACGATCGGATTCTTGTTCAGTAAAGGTCTCTGCTCTGTTCTTGTCAAAAACACCTACCGCAGACTTATTCGAAGGTAAGCTCGTCTTGAGACCATCAAGAATGCGCGCATCATATGTTTGTTTAGGATTGTTAGCTGTGCGCAGTTCGTCCACACACTTGGGCATCGCAAAATCCCTGACTTCAGCTTGTTGAAAGCCACCGACTCCTTCAGTCCCATATCCCTTGCCCAATGCAGGGCCAACACGTACTTGCTCGATAGGGAACTCATTGTTGCGAATACGAGGTGCAACTATGTGATCACGTATTTGATCGTTCTTGTCCTGGGCCCCATATACATTTCCCATGTCTTTTGTTAAATCGTACAACGACCCTATTTCGCATTTCTTGGTTTTGTCTTGATAAGCACTACCGGTGAAGTTCTCCATAAGAGCAGAGTTGGCTGTTCCTGACATGTTTTGTTTGACAGACCGACCAAAAAATGGCGACATGTTGTTGTGCGTGAATTTATCGGGGTTAATGTATTCGCCTGTCAAACTTTTTATGCGAGGGACCACATGTGATTTAGGGTCCTGTGAAGCTGCATACATTTTAGATGCAGCCTTTTGTTCTTTCGAACGAGTTTCATCTACATATATACTTTCGTACATATTCTTATAGCTTGGAATCTCTCCTCGTTGGAGAGTACGGCTGACAGCAGCCGCCGGTGGGGGCGCTGATTTGTTTATCACGTAACCTATAGCCGCCAACGTAAAGAAAACATACAATTCAATCATCTTATTTATTCTGAGGAAGAAAAAACTAGCGATTCAAGCTTATCAATGTACAGTGTACAGTCATGAGCTGCAATAGGCTTCAATAAATCCAAACAAGCAATGCTCAATACAGGTCTCAATAGCCAATGTGTATCTGATTTCTGGATTGCGTGTTTATCATCATTTCCCAAGCACAATCCGTTACATACGTGATTGAATCGAAAAGATATTGGTATCATTGGTACTGGATCATCGACATTGTACACTCTCCAGTTTTCATGGACATGCTTGTTGAACGTTTCGACAAATTCATTGTTTCCCACCCTTGGACAACCAAATGTATGGCAAGCAACGTGCAACTCTGGGAACTGTATAGCAAAGTGAAGCGCTGCTATAGTCGCCAAAGCTCCTCCCAAGCTATGTCCAGTTACGACAATCTTCTTGATGTTCGGATGCTTTTCGAAGTCTGTGGTGATATCTTTACGCACCGCTTCGAATTGGTCGAAAAATCCCCTATGTATCTTAACATTGGGCGTTACCGAATAATACCGAACATCTAGATCTGCCAGTACATCTGACTTGTCTTCAGTTCCTCTAAACGCAAGATAACAAGTATCATCAACAAACCACATGTAAGCTTGTGTATCTTCGGGTCCTCCATCATACAGTTTGGGCTTGTTTTCGACAATAGAACGATCAAGATTATCGGGGGTGTTGTACGCCATCCTTGAATACCTCGCTGAATTCACAAGATCTTTGTAAGGGATGGGGGCTTGAAAAGATTCAAATCTTTTCCTAGGTTGACATAAGTGTTTAATGACTTGTTTTGCGATAAGTACTGTGCCTACCGCATATAATAGCATTTTGAAATCATAAAATATTTTTTGATCAGTTTAGAGAAATACCGCCAAAAAATGATTTTTCCAAAGTTAAATGGCAAGCCGAGAAAAATGGCTTGCTACACGTGTAATCAGTACGGTCACTGGTCTTCAAAATGCCCTCAGGCGGCGTGCAAATTCTGTGGACAAAAAGGACACACAGCGTTTTCATGTCCAATTCAAAAAGAATGCAAACCAAAGATCAAAACTGATACGTTGGAAGACATCATGTTCAGCAACCATATTGTACCAACTTGTGATATGAAGCAAAATGTTGACGCGTTTGTTAAGAAGCATTTCAGTTATCAGGGTATGGTCGATTATGACAAGCTTGCTGATTATGTGTTTGGCCCAGAAGGCATGTATACATACTCAGTCGATGATGATGGGCACATAGCTGTTTTGGGGTATATGATCAACAAGTATTGTGAGGTTTCAAACTATAATGTTAAGAACTTTCTTAGATCGTTGCGCAATAAATTTCCTGAAGATGCTGAACAGTTCAGAATATTCTTAAAAACAAAGTTAGGCGTGATCCCCACAGGTAACCATTTCAGAAAATATACAGGATACCTATGCTGAAGGTGACATAGGGCTAGGTGAGCTCATGTGGTGCTCACCGCATGTCTTGATCCTGATCTCCTTTGTGATTGTAATGTCCACACCGCTACGATTGATAACCTTGGGCTCATTTAGGTAGTTAATAAATGCTTCGTAGAAGTATGTTTTCTTCTTGGAGTCATGTGTAGTTTCGCGAAGAATAAATTTAATAGACTTGACGCCAGTCTTAGCACTCTTGAAGAGGATGCGTGATGCTTTTTTCGCGGCTGCTGCAGGAGTCGATGACTTGTATACACCGCCAGTCACACCAAAATCAGAACCTTGCACAGTGAATGTACGATCGGGCATGTTTAATTTTATAAAATATTTTTTTTGTAGCCTCAAAGGGCCTCAATGCGAGGGCATACAGACATTGTCCATGAAGGTGGTGCCTGTGCAGATGGAGCCTCTGGTATGTACTGACCGTTCATGTATTTAGAACTCCAGTCGTAGCAAATATTCATGTTTTCTTGAGGCGGTAAAGATGACGATTGGTCCATCGGGTTAGGGACGCAAGGGCGATGATTATCCTTCACTACGATACGATTGCTGATATTGTAATCAAAAGGAACTAGTGCCCTTGACTGTGGATTCTGGCACAACCACTCCCACCTATTGAACCCATTAGGTATTCCGCGAAGGGTGCATGGGCCATTGCTGATACGTGTGGGCTCAGCAGTCAGTTCCATACATTCCTTGGGAGCACGAGCTTCACAAAACGGGGTTGCGGATGGCAGATATTTTGAAGTGGGGCAGTTGGTAGCTTTACGAGTGATTCCCATCAGTTCTGAATCGACATCGATCAGATTCTTCTCGCAAATTGACGCTCCGCTAGACCCTATAAGGATATCAGAAGAAGGAAAGTAACATCCAGCGTTGCAATCAACACGTGGGGTTGATACCATGTATTCTCCTGGGGTGACTGATTCTTTCAAGGCGTGCATGTATGAGCAGTCGTCATAATTGAGACGTGAGAAACTCATTATTATGTATATCTGAGATAAAAAAGACTACTTCAGCACTGTATTGCAAATTTCAGCTGCCAAGAACAATGCATAATCTTTCACAATCACGCCTACTGTATTGTATCTTGCGAGCAAATAGCTTGGTGGATGCTGACATCCCGATCTTATTACATGCTCCATTAAGTCGTGTTGGATACGCGATATGTACATTGGAACCCTCCTCGATTGAGACGACTGAAGATTAATTGAAAACTTGTTGAGTGCAAGAAGTATTGTGCCAAGTTTTATGATAGCGTCCATAACAATTTCTAGGTCATTGTGCATTCCCCAGTCTAAATACGGAGGTATGCATTTTACGCGATGATGAGAACTCTTCTCATAAATAAGCTTAGTCAATATCTCTTGTTCATCAATACTAGGAACATTCTTGATAAGACAACGTATACTATCTGTAAAGCTGCTTGGATCATGCATATTTCTTAACCGCAACGTGATAAATTAATAGCAGGAGTATGTGGCACAGGTAGGGGCGCATCAAACAATTGGCAAGACTGGAGTTGTTTCATGCTGGTATCTACAAGAGGATGGCATACAGGTTTGATGTACTCCTTGCCTTGAATATAATTATCGGAACGGGGAATATGCTTATATGTTGGGCAATGCGTGTTAGGACGATTGATACCGAACAACTCATTTTCAACGTCCACCATGTTTCCACGGGGAACACCTACGGCAGTGCCACCCACAATGCCCATCTCAGGACGACACTTGTCACAACGCTCGTACATCATAGGGTCCATAGTGTATGAAAGGTAACTAACATTCTCAGACAAAGTTTGCTTATAGTTGCATGTGTCTGTGTGAAGACGTGTCCAACTCATTTTATTATATTCTAGTTTTTAATTCAACACTTGGCGAGGCATTAATCCACAACGTCTAGCATAATCATCATTGCGAACAAAGTCACGTGTTGAAACCCCTACCGTCGCTTGTGGGCCAACAACATCTTTGTTGATCAAGCCGCAAGTGTTGAAGGGGATAAACACATCGAACTGTTTCTCAACTACACGATCACAATCTCTAATATAGGTGGTGTCCTCGCCCAACTTTAGAGCTGATTCTACGTTAGGAACCAGACCTGCATGACCAAAATCAGGGACTGCCTGGTGCCACCTGGTACATAGTTGTGTTTTCTCCCTAAAATGTGTCATTGAATTGGGATCCACTCTAATCTTAGAGTCGTTATCGACAGTGCACGTACTAGCATATCCATATCCATCGCGATAACGTAGATTAGGATTATCTACCATGAATTGGGACAACTTATCTACATTCGCATCACATGCAGCAGTGGGATACATATTAAACATCTGATATTCTTCAATAGAGCGATTTTGAAAGTCTGTTGTGTTGATTGCACACTCATCTGTTGTCAGGCGGTTTTCCAGTTCGAAGACACGCATTTATAAAAAAAGAAGATAAAATTCTAGATTAGTTTTTGATATACCTATATGTATTATCGAAACACTGTGTTCCATTTCCTTCCTTGCAAGTTTGACCCCTGTTATAGCACCACTTTGCAAACCCTACTGAATCATTGGGTATTGTGGTGACTGGGGTTGTGTAAAACTGTCGGTCTGATGCTTTCTTGTGAAAGATATCATCAACGTCTCTGTACAGGTCGCTATCAAAATGATCTTTTGACATAGTTGAAACGTGTTTGTCGGTTATATCGCACGCCTTTGAACGGTCAGGTGCATCTGTATAATCAGACATTAACACATTCATAAACGGATTCTTCTTGGAAGGTGCCACACATTTAGTACCGTCCTTACGGTTGATCATATAATTGTTGGAAGCCATCTCGAATTTGTCGAGAGCTTTCTTGTTTGCGTCTACATAGTAAGTGATGTATGTCATAAACCCTACAAACAGAACTACTAAGAAGATATTAGCATTGTGGCGTATGATAAACACAATAATACTAAAGTATATCGATAGACGTAAAATGCTATTCAATTGCTCAGCAAACGTCATAGACACTGTCGGGAAGAACTTATCATAGTTACTGCCATTAATAAAGTTCTTCAGATCTTGATACCATATCCTCTCCATCTTTGTATACACTTCTATTTTAAACACACATTTTTATGCGTTTTGCTGCTTTGCTTCAAGCTTCTTTCGAAGACGGTCCTTAGTAGCCATTTTAGCTAGCACGTCTTTGCGGACCGATGCTTTACCACCAGCCATGTTCTTCATCATAGAACTAAACAAAGGATTGTTTAGACCCATGCCACCCAGAGATCCCATCATCGACATCGCTTCCTTAACAAGGTCCTCTTGCTTCAACTCGCCGCTGCTAACCTTGTTGCTGATAGCTGTTGTAACCTGTTGTACAATGTTTCCCAGTGCATTGTTACCTTCTTTGCTGAAGTCAAGCATCTTCATCACATCGGCAGGAGACTCTATCTTGAGATCATCTACATTAATAGTTTGAGCAATCTCCTTTGCTAGGCTGGCAATCTTACCATCTCCGAATTTGCCCATGATATCATCCATCGCATCATCTACACTTGCTTTTGACGGCATCTCATCTGGAACGGTAGGTTGAATACGGCTGAAAAGAGCTTTCATGTCATCATCGATCACATCATCTAGTGCATCCTCGAATGCTTCTGGACTTGAATTGAATGCGTTAAGGATCTTGACAGCTTGATCAAACAACTTTTCTGCCTCCTCTGCATCGACCTTTTTTGATAAATAAGCAAATATGGCCATTGTGTAAACAGTGTTCAGCAAGCTAGTAATGTCAGACTCCGATGAAGTCAGCATATTGACCGTTACTCCCTTTACAAGCTCAACATCCTTGTTGTTTAACAAATCGAATTCCGGGTTCATCAGGGGCTCTCCAACATTCTCCCAAAACACATCAAGATACTCACTACTCGACTTGTCTACGATCTTATAGTTAGCCTTGATAGCTCCATGTAGCTCATCGTTGATAACTTTAACATCGCGAACAAACCCGCTAAAAAACTTGTTGAAAGCGTAGATTATCTTAGTCATCGTATAGTAGTATATAAAAATAAAACTCTTATATGCTTACCTTTTCAGCGAAAATCACCAGAATTGATAAATAGTTCCATATAGCATCCTTGTTCTCGGGAGACATCGTGCCCCACATGTTCTTCAACTGATTAATAAAGTCAGTCCAATACTCGTTAGAGTGATTTGTGGTCAACTGCATGTCCTGGCCGTACTCATTGTTCAAGAAAAACTGCTCATTTTTGTTTTTGATATGATCTCCATACTTTACCAGAAAATAGTGCTTAAAATACTTGATAGGGGTTGTTTCGCTAATATTCTTCAACAGTGTGAAAGAAGCCTTAAATGATTTGAACTGTTCAATCTCTGGGTAACTATTAATCAAGTCATTCATAAACTCCGTTGCTTTTTGATTGAAAAGCTGCACTGTGATCATCATTTTATGTATTTAAACTTTGGGTCTTTATATATTAAGGTTTGGGACGCTGATTGCCAAATATCCGCGTGATATCCGCATCGCGGTCTGTAATGTATTTCTCGTAGGCTTCGTCTATCTTACCCTTCTTTTCATTCTCTACTCTTGGCGTCACCTCTACAGGTGCAGTGTCATTTGTGCCAATATATCCATATCCAGTCACCCTCGACTGGCCACCATAGCCTGTCATTGAATTAGACTGGCTATCAGAGTCACCTATAAATGTAAATGTATCTGAGAACGATTGGCTGCCAGCCAAGGAAAACGCTGCAGGGCCATTGTCTGGAGGTGCTTGAGATGGTGCAGATGAGGTGGTCGGCGCTGAAGGTGCCATAAATGTTTCAATGTACTTTGTGATGTCATCTCCAGAAACGACATGTTTTGTTTTTGTTAATATTAGAGGAACGTGGTCGACTTCCTTTGGTAACTGGTTCTTAACGGAAGGATGGTCTACACATACCAAGATGAACTTATCACGACATGTACGCTTTTGTATCAACACCAAGACGTTCTTACTAAATTCGCAATAATTGCTATAAAACAAGATGTCTTTTGAAGTCATTTGATGGTGGTAAAGAAAGTATGATCACATATACTGACGCACAAAAATTTGAATACATTTAAGCATTGTTGCCATGTAACTCACAATGCCGTTCTACAAAACACGTGAAGGTGTGTACAGGATCGTTGACGAAGATGTTTCACTTGTCAACTCAATTAGGCGCATCATTCTCTCTGAAATCCCTACCATTGCGTTTGATCCCAAAGATGTCAAGATCATCGAGAATACCGGTAACCTACATAACGAGTTTTTGACTCATAGAATTTCTATGATCCCCATACATGCGCTCCCAGAGAACTACATCGACCTCACCAATAGGACATTCACTTTAAATGTCAAGAACGATACTAAAGAGATATTGCTAGTTACTGCCGCAGATTTCCACGGTGGGTCTCTGTTTCCTGCCAATCCTATAAGTAAAGATCACGTGTTAATTACAAAACTTTTACCGGGTCAACACATACATATCGAATGTAAACCTTCTATCGGAATATCTAAACAGAACGCTAGATGGTGCCCTGTCAGCAAGTGCAGCTACATGAACGTGTTGGACGAAGAGAAAGTGCAAAAGCATCGCGAAGAGTGGACTAAAGAATCGTCTATATTTGAGACACATCAAAAGTACCGATACTTCAAAACAAACAAATACAATGAACCGTGTGAATTTGAGATGTACATCGAATCTGAATGTGCTTTGACTCCAGATTACCTTATCAAAGAAGCATTAAAGATATTAGCGTACAAGTGTGCTACTATATCCGATCGTTCAATCGTGATTGAAAAAGGTGCAAAAGACATGATTGAACTGAAGGTTTTACACGAGGATTACACTCTAATTAATCTTGTTCAAGCTCTAGTTTACAACAAAGAAGTCAGAGGAAATGGTAATCTAGAGTTTATTGGCTACTACAAGCCCCATCCATTGGAGGATTCCATGGTCTTGAAACTAAAATTTAAGGCACAACCGGATAACATTGTAGATTGGCTAAACGAACAATGTCGATATATTATGACCAAAATAAATGAAGTGAATATAGTAAATAGTTAAATGGATTGGATATTGTGGATTTTGGTATTAACGGGAATGGCATCTTCGATCTATCTGGTGTGGAGGTATTTTCATCATACTGAAGAGTTTGTAGCATCGATAGGAAACACGGACAAAGAACCAGCCGAGTTTATACAAATAGGAATACAGGAACAGGAACCCATAAGAGCATCAGAGAATGCGTACTTTACAGAACAGGTTACAATCCAGGAAGTCAAAACTGCTCTTGCTCTTTCTGTGACGGCAAAAATCGAAAACAATTGGGGAGATATGTACGAAGTCAGCAAAAAGGAAGCGTTGAAAAGTAAGGCACAGGTTATAAGTACAATCGAAGAATCGTTGAACACTCTAATACGAACAGAAGACGCACCTTTTAAGGTTAAAGGCGCCATTCCTCTACACGCTGTTTCACATAACGGCCTTCCTGATCTATTTTATTGCAAATGGGACATCGTTGCGCATAGAGGTAACAAGCTCTTTGGATTTGGTTTCGAGGCTACGTTCCTGCATATGCAGGATATGGTACAGTTATGTGAATTTACAAAGATTTCACAGATAACTGAAGATGTTGTAGAAACAATCACAAAACTTCCTGACATGAAGAACTAGTAAGTCAGACAGACATCTAGTCAGACAGACATCTAGTCAGATAGTCAGACATCTAGTCATACATCTAGTCAGTCAGACATCTAGTCGTCAATACGTATTTGCGCATACAAATCTTCATCTCCATCACCATCGTCGTTCAAACCTACGTAATCGTCCATACGCCTGTTGTTTTCTTCATCTGTAGGATAATGTATCTCTCTTTTTTCTTCGGTTTCACCGACTTCAAACCATGTCGAGAGACCCATATCCTTGAGAGTCATTTGTAGTTGACGATCTTCATCATTGGCTTTATAGGCACCCATTAGCTCCATCTTGCGCTTTTCACGTAGTTCCTCCATACGCTTCTTGACTTCTTCTTGTTTGCTAGTGTTTTTCTCGAGGTATCCATTAAGACGATCACATACCATGTGTACGATATCGCAACCCAACTGAACCTCTCCTGATTGAAACATCTCCGAGGATGCTTTGTCAATACAGCTTATATGTTTCAACATTGTCAATAGGATTCTTATCAACACCATTTTGTTCTTGATACGTTCTTCTTGTTTGGTCAGTGGCTCAAAAACCCACATGCTATCGCGCATTGATTTCAATAGATCTATGCACTTTGTCAGATTTGCCCGACACGCCATCGCATTAGTCATGTTCAAAACAATACGCTTGAAGTTATCGCCATCTGCCTCCAAATAGCGAATGTTTACAAGCTTTGCTAGCAACAAGGGGAACGTGTTTCTCATGAAGCTATGAAGAATTTGAGTAATAGAATCGGTATCGTCGTCAAGAGCTATCAACCTACTCTTCAACTCGATGAAGGTGCTTCCAACATTAGTTACGTTTTTCGACACAAACTCTGCGATTGCATCAAAATCTGAATCTAAACCAACGAACAACACAGTGTCCCACCATTTGTCGTTATCAAACTCAGTGGTGTCGATACCCAATATGTTCATCTTATCTTTTGGTTTTGTGCGTGTGTGCACATTATCATGCTGTATGACAGAGATTTGGTCATGAGTAATAGGTTTAAAATAATCAAGAGAACTGGTCACATGAGTTGATTTGGCAACATATACCGTGTTTGCAATCGGCAAAACAACATCTGTAACTGATGCCCTGCCTTTGTAGGCTGCTTTGAAATTGATGTTATCGCTTAGTTTTAGTTTGTCTCCTTGAACAACCCAATCTTTTGTAGGTTTGAAACCATGAAACACTTCTTCATGTTCGGATTTCCGAACTACGAGTTTGTTGAGAGTTAACGATAAATTGTCTTTGTTTGATTCTAGGGCTTCTGCAATATCTTTACGGACTTCTAGTATCGCTTGTGCCTTGTCTTCCATTGCTTTTTTCAATACTTCTACAGACGTTCCATGTATCTTTGATAATCGCTCGTCATCTGGAGAACTTATGGATTTTAGTACACACGCTACATAACCATAGATGGATTGTGAATACGACAGTTCGCTGATGCAAGATGATATAACAGAGTTGAAAGTGACAGACGGGTACTTGGTCATGACAAACAGGCAGATCATCGAAGCTACATGGATGTACACGTTCATGAAATACGTTGTACTAGCTTTGCTAGCCTCGTCTTTGTATTTCTTAGCAATCATGTCGTCTACGCTTTTTTTGTATGCCATGTTGGTCTTATAAAGCTCAGCTTTCACAGATCTGAATTTGGAAGCAAAAAATGTATCTTTATCAATTGGTACATCAGGATTATCGACAATAACGCTGGTAATGATGTTTTCACGCATAGAATTACCAAGATCTACTCCTAAGATTTCACACAGCCCGTCATAAACGTTCTCGATCTTGGAGTTGATGTGTTCATGTTTTGTCTGGGTATCTTGGAATAAGATGGCATGTTCATCTGTAAACTCTGCGATATCATCAATATAGTACTCATCACCGAAATATTTGTCTACACTATCAGGCACTTCGAATGATCCCAATATCGGTTTGGGACGTTCAACTTCAGATAGACTTTGGAAGAAAGATATGATTGATTCAGAGATATCTTCTGATTCTAAGAACGTCTTGATGTTGGATAGCTGTTCTTGCTGATGTCTGAGAGTGTGTAATCTATGATTGATACGTGCGTTGTCAATCGACTTGCACATTTTATCGTAACTATCATATAGACAAGTAGCTTTCGATGCTTTACTGTTAGAGTTAGATCTACGCACAATCGCGTCATCACAACTCTTGTATGGTGCCTTGAACACGCGCACCCACATGGGCTTGTTTTGAATCATTGACAGCTTGAATACCAAGTCAACATTATTTACCGATAAAACAGCAAGATCTCCTGGGCGAATCTTTCTATAACCATTCATTATAGACTCAACCTCAAAATCTACATCGTCGAGCTTCAGCTTTATAACTTCATCGCGAACACGTTGCTTCAAAGTTCCTTCTTCGATATTCGGAGTTTCTTTTACGATCAATTTCTTCAAGTTGTACTTTGTAAAGTCTTGATCAACATCAAACACCAGATCTGACGTTGACAAGTCCTGGTATCGTTTTACTCGTTTTGCTACACGACCCAATGAGGAGTTTTCACAATTGTCTTTGCTCTGTTGGCTTTCTAATTCACGAATCTTAACTTTCAATTCGGATTCATATTTATCGATCTTGTTTACAAGTTTCTGTAATTTTGATCGTTTTGCTTTACAAAACTCCTTCCAGTTTTGAACAACATCTAATATGTTGGGTAAGGAAACATACTTTTTGTTTTGCCTCGAGACATGGTGTTGGGGTTTGGTGTTGGGTTGTATGTGTCTCAATGCTTGCTTTATTTTGGATAGAGACACATAGTCAAGATCATCTAGGGTGTAGCCCCATGGACGAAGACAGTACTTTTCGATTTCATACAAGTTTGAACTTGTTTTAACTTTGTCGAAATTCATAAACAGAGCCTCGCTCGCACATACAGGATAAGCAAACTTGGCATTAGCCTCAAATGATTTCTGATTGTCAAACAAAATTTCGATAGTGTCATGTAAGTAAAAGTCACGCTTGCTAAAATAGTTCTTATCATTTTCTTTAAACAGCATGATAGGACAGTATTGATCGTAAGGTACGTTGATTACATTGTTCACGACAACACCATGTGTTGAAACCTCTGTGATAACGGCACGATGGTTGCATCTGTCACCAAATCCTCCCAACTCTTCGAAGAAATCGTTCACACACATAGTAATGGTATCATCCTTTTGAAAACTCTTCAATGTTTGAAAGTACTCGGGAATAGAGAATGTGTGAACACTTGACTTTTTTGAAGTTGGCGACTCAACTATGACACCAACAACATCACAACGATCTCCACTAAAGTACTGACTTTCACCGGCAAGTCGTATACGCTCGTTCTTCATTGTGACAGCGTCAACAGGAGTTGTAAAGGTCATCTGAACACCTTTCTGAACGGTTGGTTCCTTCCATTGTCGTGTCCATAGATATAGTTGAGGTGTCACAGTATCAAGAGTCATGTTTTTGCTATCCTTGAGTGAAACAAAGCGCTTCATATAATCCTCTTGCCGAATCATGGAAACATCGTTGTCTCGTTCATACTCCACATCGATCTCTTCATCATCATCTGCTAGCATTAGGACTTTGATGGCATTAATAATGGGTACTAGTGGAGGGCGACTTGTTTCTTTTGTACCTAATAACATATCGAGGAATCTTTGAGTTTTCTTGCCGAGTTCTTTGACATTTTTAGAGTCTTCTTTGTAGAACAGATTTGTAAGCTCTACTAGGATTTGGTCATTGTTCAGCCGTATCTCCGCATTCTCGCTGAATCGGTCCTCAATGATCTTAACAGAGTTGATAACTGATTGAATATCCTCTGCTTCTATTTCGATAAAGCTCATATCTTTGACTATAAGTCAGAAAAGTCTCCACTAATCCAACTCAAATGCGTACTTGGGTTTCTTCTGAGAGGCGCAGCATTTGGGTGTATCTACGGGGCAGCCGTGACAAATAGCAGAGGATGACTTGTCATAAAGCCTGAATGCATTTCGAGTTATCCCTATGGGCATTTCACAATACCCATTGTTGCATCCTCCGCGATAATTTGGATAATTCTTGTTCTTCTGATAAAATGGACACTCGATGTTGGTAACACAAGGTCTATCCCAGTATGTTTGTGCTAATTTTGGCACGCCGAATGCATCGTACTTGCTATTGCACAACCCTTCGTTTTTTATAGTTTCGTCTCCAAAGCATATAAATTCTTGAGTCGATTTTATTTCGTCATCTGACACTTTTACAAGCCAAGGAGATTGGTACACGTACTCACCATTCTCCTCTTCACGATCTTGATTCTTCAGTATTACCTTTCCTACAACTTCTAAAGGGACTCCATCGATGAATTGATTTTCTGGTACCAGCCGCCTTAATTGCGCATCATAGAATCCTGGTACGTTGGTAGAAGGAGACAAAAACGGTGAATCGAAATGCTCGATGATGGCAAACTGGAAGTATTTTGTATAGTACGCAGTATCGTCCATATCTCCAATTTCATTGATGATATCCCTAATCCATTCCTTGTTTTTATTGATTGATTGGTGTGGCGTCCATATGATTGTTTTAAAAACTAGACACAACTTTACAGGAAACTTCTCGTTCTTGAGATCATAATATATGTTCATATCGATGCCTTCTGTCAAAGCATAAGGTATTTGAGTCTTCAATTTGTGGATATCCATATCATCAAAGGTAATGAATGTTAACTTTTTGTTTGTTGGTTCCAAATAGATGTACTGAACCTGACAATAAGCACTAGATTTATCGGATGATTTTACAACATCTTTTGGATCTAGTCCCAGTGCCGTGACTACAGCATATAATATACGGAGTTGCTGGTCGTTTTCTACGTATATTGATTTTTTTTGAAGCACGACTTCTTTCAGTGTAGACGGTCCTTGAGGCTGCGAGTCATTTTGGGTAATAAAAAACGTTCTCTTAGCATCTAGCACAACTGCGAGCGCTCTGTTCTTTGACAATGACTCAAACTTAACAATATCGTTTACATACAGATCTGCACGTTCCTTGGAAAACACAACCCATGACATCTTCGACAGTGGGTCTTTGACAAATCGTGAAGGAATGCTATCGTCTATATTAATGCGAATTTTGTCATTTGAAGACTCAGTACGATATACAAGCAACGGTGAATCAAAATACTCTTTGGTATGCCTTGTTACAATAAGAAGGACAAGTACGAATATGATTGCTAAGAAGACAATTCTCATTTTGAATTTACGCAAGGGATTTTTATAATATATCGCTGTATCATATAAATGAAGCGAATCATTTATAGCATCCTGTTTTATGTATTGCTTATGATACTTGTTGTATTAGCAAAGCCATCATTCTTGTTCACAAACAACTCCCATGAACTCAAGCCATTCGGTATTGGGGATCAAAAGACAATGTTTTCATTTGGAGTAGTGGCTGTCATTATGGCGATCGTATCTTTTTACTTGTTCGCTATCATTGATATGATATTCTCCCAATAGTAAAATGGAAACTTTACAAGTTGCGCATGTCGCAACAAAGGATGTGAACAAGCTGATGAATGACCTTCTATCGGAAAAAATGGCGATGCACATGCAAATACGAATGGTAACCGATCAGATCATCAGAAGCGACAAATCACCTGACCACTACAAAGATCAATACGAACACTTGTCTCGAGCGATATCACGTATCGAAGCAGAAATGGAAGAACTTGTCAAAACTGCATCTGGAAAACATTACGTTCTGGTAAAACCAGAAGTAACCAAAAAGAAAATATTGGAAGCCAACAGAAAAGCTCTAAACAAGGCTTTCAAGTTCAAGACGGTAGAAGAGTGTCAATCGATGAAGCGCAGTCAACCTTTTTACATGTCAAAGGAAGATATAGTAGCAGAAATCGAGAAAGACAACGATTTAAAGAGGAGAATGCCTCCAAAATACAAACTTCTAAAAAAAGAAGAAATTTGCAAAGAAATCTTCAAAAATTGAATTGCTCTTTGAGTAATATTATTTGTCGTCAAGCAAAAATGTCTACTCACTGGGATGATGATGAGCGCTCTCCTTACCGCCCCATGGTGGTAACTAAGCATGTTTCAGAAACACACGAAAAGCATGAAAGTGTACTCAAATACATAAAGCAGTATTTCGACGAGGAAAAGGAAAAACTCTACGTCAAGAATGTAGATAATGAAAAGGACGATGCAGAGCGTGCTAGAATCAAGGCGTTCTTCGAAGAGTGGTACTTTGGAAAGCATGTTGACGACTCTGCTTCCGATGACACGGAGGAAGAATCAAGTGGCTCTAATAACTTGGAGGATTCAGCAGTAGAACCAGAAAACGATCCATTGTTCAGGGATGCATGCTTCAAGTTTGCATACACTTAGCGTTGCATGCTTCAAGTTTGCATACACCTAGCATACTTCTTCAAGTTTGCATACACTTAGAGATTATTATATCGTTTTTATAAAAATGGCATTGCTGTCTAATATTAGTCCATTCTACTTCTTCCTGGCATTTGCGGTAGGTATACTGTTTTGTTACTTGACGAAACCTAAACCACAGATGGTTATTAAGTTCCCATCTCCATTAAACGCTGGTAAGGTCGTTTACAAAGAAGACGATTCATGTTTTACGTTTCAAGCCTCTAAAGTGTCGTGCCCTATGGACAAGAGTCTAATAAAGCCCCAACCTATTGGTGAGTAGTTTATACACGTGAAAACCTTATGTTGACTTCGTTGCGAAAGCAATCGTTTGACTCAATTGCATCCACACGAAATCCGTTACTTGTTAAAAACCTGACGGCGTCTTCTTCGACATACTTTTGGTTCTTGTAAAGTTTTACTCGATGATTTGAAGGCATCTCAATAACACCAGCTTTTACCATGTGAAGACAGTCTCCTAGCCCCATCAGGACTTCTAGATCAGCCCCTTGAGTATCTACATGAAGATACTCAACTTCAGTAATACCATTTTGTTTTATAAAGTCATCAAGGCGAATGACTTCAACATCAATAGACTCAGTAACTTTGAAATCGGTTCTGCCAGGCCATGTTTTATCAAGGTCATCATTGAAATCGAAAAGGGAACTACATCCCCAATCAGCTTGACCAGCAATCTTAAACTTTGTGAACCCGTTGTAATCACACACTGCTTTGGGGACGATTATGTAGTTGGGACGACCAACTACTCTTGATTCCAAGATTGAAATCATTCGTGGTGTTGGCTCAAAAGCATATACGGTATTGTTAGGGTCGTTTGAAAAATGCAACATCGAGCTTCCGTCATTTGCGCCTACATCAAAGAATACCGGCATTCTTATACTGAAATCTTATATAAAATGATTATAACAGATTCAAAAAGAAAAACTGGCAAATGGAAAGACTGGGATTCGAACCCAGGTGGGACATAATCCGCACGATCTTAAGTCGTGTCCGTTCGACCGCTCCGGCACCTTTCCATACTTTATAAAGTATAAAATTGTCTTATATGCTTTTTTTTCTCTGAGTTTCAATAAGATAATATGTTGACCGATCTGTTCAAAAACCCAGTAGGCAGGATCATTGTGTCTATTGTGTTAGGATTTGGGTTAGCAGCTCTTTTTCGACAAGTGTGCAAAGGAAACGAGTGCTTGATAGTAAAGGCGCCTCCTCTAAATGAGACATCCAAGTATTATTACAAGATCGATGATGATTGTTACAAGTACAAACCTGTGGCAACGCAATGCGAACGCGTCTAACACCCAGATATACTTTTCTGATTGATTCCTAAGTAAATGAACAGCAATACAAAATCTACCCCGATATCTCACTTGCCTCAACAAGCTCTCCCACCCGCTCAAGAAGTTATATCCGGCGACGATGACACAACTATTCAAGAGGTTCTTAACCAGATCGCCGCGTCGTCATCACAGCCACAACAGCAACCACCTGCGCCACCACCAGTCCCACAACAAAATGTTACACCTCAACAAGCAGCATTCATGGCCGCGCACAACTCTCAACAACTGTCAAACATTGACACCAACGTTCTGTTGAGCATGATTAACAATGTGCCAGTAGTCACCGCAGGACCTAATACAAGCATGATGAACATGATGATGAACATGCTCACCCAAGACTTCAAGCTGGCCGCTATTGTGTTTGTGGTATTTGTGGCGGTATCATTTATCCCAATCACGCAAATTCTAGGCAAATACTTTTCGTTAGATCGTATCCCACACTCAGATGTAATCATCAGAGGTGCACTAGTGGCTATCGCTGTTATGCTACTTATGAAAACTCTACTAAAATAAAGATATGCAGAAAGCTTGCGTTAACAAAGCAGGAAGATTTTCCATGCAAAGCTATTCTAGTCCACAAACATTCTTGAGAAAAAACAGAGACAGCGCATTGATCAGTTCTTACGGGACTACGTGTTTTATATCACCATGCAAAGAAACTGGCTGTGTATACGTATCATTCAGAGGGACAAGCACCCCGAAAGATTTATTGATGGGACTTTCTGCGATTGTAAAAGCAAAACATCCTATCATGCACAAAGGATATCTCGGCGAATACATCAAAGTGCACACAGAGATTGTTGCGGCTATCGAACAATCCATACGAGAAAGGGATGTCCCCGTAGTGTTCACGGGACATAGTGCAGGCGGAGCGTTTGCAGCAGCAGCTGCATATCTAACATTTGCGCTCAACACATGGGATGTTAAGTGCATATCATTCGGAAGTCCCAAATCTCTTTCTCTAGATACAGCCGAGTTTTTTAGAGATAATATATGTCATCTCGCAGTCGAAAATGACTTAGATCCAATCCCTGCAATACAACTCCATCACAACTTGCACAGTTTACCAAATAAACTGATTTTGAAAGGCAAGCATAGCATAGATATTGTTTCACAACATTCAATGCATTGTTATCGCCGTATGCTATCGGAGTTAGAATGTGATGGTAAAAAATTGATTTAAACATAAACAATGTCGGATTTTTTGAAAATGTCCCAACACGATATGTTCGTCCGGCGCGCCGCCGCAAACGCCTTGAAGTCCCCATTGAAGCAACACCGGCATGGTTGTGTGATAGTGAAGGATGATGAAATTATCAGCGAAGGCTACAATCACAATTTCGTGCATCTATACCACAAGCACAGTATACACGCTGAGGTTGACGCTCTCAGCAAGACAAAACATAACAGAAAATTTCTCTCACAATGCGACATGTATGTCGTACGAATTGGAACTGCTAGTATGGGGTATCCGTTGAAGCTTTCGAAGCCTTGCTGTGATTGTACAAAAGCTATACAAAAATCAGGTCTTAGGCGTGTCTTCTACAGTTGATTATCTTTGCCTTAACAACATTATTTTTAACTCAGGAGTAACCAACACTCTAAACTCGGGATTTCTAGCAAGATACTCTTTTGTTACTCCAATAGCTTGCATGCCCTTCTCTACTTCATTTTCGTACTCTTCTTGGCTTGTTATGTCCTTGCGAAGATCATATAGTTTAACTACGTCGAACATGTCTCCTTCTGATTCTCCAAACATTTCTTCCAACATCTGTTCATAAGTGACGTCGCTTAATTCAGGTTTGCACAACGTCTTGCGCTGGAAATGTTTTTTGAGACATGACTTTGTCTTAGGTGCATACCCACAACGCCTGCACTGCATTTTACAAAAAATGAATAAATTTAATTGAATAGTGCTGTCGTTCCCAGGATGCGTAACCGTATTGTTCCCGAGCCTTTGCATAATGTTGCCAAACATGTCTCGTTGAGTGCTTCATTACCCTTGGGCTACGCATGGCTTCCTATCTCGTGTTGTTTCGTAATGCCTACCGTAAAATACGCGTTAGATGATGCAAATGCCGAAAATGGATTAGACAAGTTTAGTATTAACTTTGCGGGTATGATCGCGGGATTGTTCTCAACAATTACTTGTTTCTGTTGCTTAGGATGTTGTGGAACGGCTTTTCCCTCAACCGGTTTTGGTTTAATCATCATCTTCCGATGACAGATTTTCTACTTCAACATCATCAAATTCTTCTTCGTCAATATTTTCAGTAATCAATTGTGCCTTTACTCCCAAAGTTGCCATTTCTTGAATCAACAACTTCATACTATAAGGCGCCCTAATACATGACACATCTTTAGATACGGTTGGGTCTCCCAATATATCTCCCGTTACATTGTCAATATAAAACATATAATCATCAGATCTATCGACAAGTGATTCTTTCATGAAGCTTGCAATTCCATGGCTGAAGTTGCAATGGAACTCCATCTCTCCGAGCCTTAAAGCACCTCCAGCAGATCTGCCTTTGGTTGGTTGACGTGTTTTAGCGGTGACAGGTCCACCACGCATTCTATAGTTTATCTTGTCACTTACCATGTGTTTGAGACGTTGATAATATGTAGGTCCGAAGAATATGTCTGTTTCTATTTGTTTGCCATCTTTGGCATTATAGAGTACTTCGTTACCATGCCTTTCCAGACCAAACTTACTTTCTAGAGTTTTTACCAAATCTTCATAATCATACTCAGAAAATGGCGTACCGTCTACCATGCAACCTAATTGAGTACCTGCTTTGGCTAGAACACATTCTAGAAGGTGTCCTATAGTCATACGTGATGGAATCGCGTGGGGATTGATAATAATGTCCGGTACAATACCGTGTTCGTTGAACGGCATGTCTTCTGGATTCATTATGTGCCCGACAACACCCTTTTGACCATGTCTACTCGACATCTTGTCTCCCAATTCAGGTATCCTGTTTTTGCGCATCCTAATCTTGCAACTCCTTCCACCATCGCGGCTTGGATATATAAACACACGGTCTACCATCCCCGCTACCGTTTTATCAGCAACCAACGACTTGTCCATATATGTTTCTGCAACAACCTTGTTGTCGAACAGTCCTCCCATGCTGTTGTTATCATCTTGTTTCAGTTCTTTTTTGATAAACGTTTTGCCTATAATAGCATCTCCTTCGCTGATATACGTGTTAATCTTGGGAAAACCGTTCTCGTCTAGTGTGCCATATCTAGCAAACTTGATATTTTGAAGATCAATCCCATCTTGCGTCATCTTGAGCGGATTAGCGAAAACGGTCTGTTCGTTTGTTCGCGGATCTTCCTCTTCTTTCTCGATGAAGTTCTTAAAGTAGGTCAAATTGAAACATCCTCTTTGGATGGATGCACGATTGATGATAATACTGTCTTCTTGATTGTATCCTGAGTAGCTGGCTATAGCAACAATAAGATTGTTTCCAGCAGGCAGGTCGTTGTTGCCAATGTATTCCATATACTTCGTGTTAACAATGGCTTTTTGGGGATAGTTTAAAACATATGACATTGTGTCTATTCTGTTGTTAAAGTTTGTAGCATACAAACCAATTGCTTGTTTACCTTGAGCTCCGAAGAACACGTTACGAGGAGCTTGATTGTGATTTGCAAGCGGAATGTTGTGAGTAACCACACTGAAGATAGTAGATGGGTGCAATTCGCAATGAGTATGTCTTGGACCTATGTCACGAGGCCACATGGCTACAAAAGCATATCCTATCTCTTCAACATCCATGTACTCGATAACTCCTGTAGATACGAGCTGGTCCCATGACAGATTGGCATGCTTCACGGGGTCGTAAACGAGCTTCCCATGGTTCACCACAAAAAGCGGTCTGGTACACCTGCCTGCCTCTGTTAGTATGTTGATCTCGTTTCTGAAGATATCCCAACTAATAGACGTGTACTTGTCTATATCACCTTTTAACTTTAGTTTTTTGATAATTGCAAACAACTCATCGGGGTGTTCGTGAATACCAACCCAATTGCTATTGATCATTACTTTGCAATAATTGGGAATGGATGTACAAGCAACAGATGAAAGTCCTAGAACACCATTTTTGTGCAAAGCTCGCTCTATATCTTCTACTGGAGCATCAAATGTAACGTGACACATAATCGCAAAGTTTTTGAGCAATCCAATACTTCCACCATCAGGTGATTCACATGGACACATAACACCCCATTGAGTAGGGTGTAAACGATGAGGTGCAACAACTTTTGACGTAGGATCGAGTGGTGTGTTTACTCGACGCAAATGACTAGTAAAGCCCATGAAAGAGATTCTACTCAAATCTTGGACGATACCCTCTTTAACCTTGTCAGGATCAATCTTGACATCTACCATCGAACGTCCCCATGATCCTTTCAAAGACTTCAACATACCGTTTGTTATGATGTTACCGTCGAATATACTGTAAAAGTTAGTCCTGTTTATCAAATTGCGAACTTCAGCACTTGTTCTCCACGGTCCATATAGATATTGTTGATCAATGCGATTCCTCATCGTGTTACGGAATTGATTGTAGTAATCGCGGAACAAATTACCGATCAAGAAACCAGAAATGTCAACGCGTTTGTACAGATAATTGTCGCGATCACTTTCCTTCTCAGCGCCAACAGCGACTCTAACTAGCTTGTTAACGACATGACCTAAGAAAAGTGCCTTCGACTCATACAAAACACCCATATTAGGAAATATGTCGTGCATTAAAATGTGTTTCACCTTGTCGATACTTTGGTACTCGACGCGATTAGCTAAGTACGTTAAAGCTGCGTCTTGTGATGTACAAGATCTAGCATCTATGACACTGAACAATAGAAAGTCACACAGCTGTTTGTTGTCAAGATCTGGAACGATATGCTCAATGATATCGCGATCACTCTCCACACCTAAAGCACGAAATAGTATAAACAATGGTATAGGGTCCGGAAATCCTGGAACATCTACCACAATACTGTTGCGATTGTTATTTTTGCTTAGGACGTCTTTACGGACGTATAAATGAATAGTCTTGGGGAACAGCGGATTCTCTCGAGAAGTACAACGGACCATCCCGCTGAAACTATACTTGTCGTCAATTGCCTTGTTGATAAATATACGATTTGTAGCTATACGCTCTTGAGCAACAATGACCTTTTCCTTCCCATCAATAATAAAATAGCCTCCAATGTCCTTGTAGCATTCTCCCATTGACAAGAGTTCCTTAGCTGACTTGTTACGAAGAACGCAAAGATTGCTATGAAGCATTATTGGGAGAGTACCGATACGGACATCTTTGAGCATGTCTTCTTCAACCTTTGATACACCTGTGGTCTTGTTGTGGGTTGTATAGCGCACTAACACGTCCACAAAGATATCTGCAGAGTACGTAAGATCTTTGAGGCGAGCTTCATTGGGGAGAAAGTTAGGTTGTTTCAAGTATATAGCAGTGCCATCGACACCCCCAATATACACATCTATTTCATGAGATACAACACCATTGTCTTGATTCTTCAAAACGGTAATAGGGTTCAATACTTTGATAGTATTGCCAAGTTTGTGAGCAACAAAATCGTCGTAAGAATCTAAATGATGTTTGCTGATAAAATATCTGTTTGACTTGAAGTATTTCTCTAAAACTTCCATTTACTTGAAAGTAATAATAAAAAACATATGACCATTTAGCGCATCTTGGCTTCCTTTGAGCTGTTTTCCTTGCGCTTCTTGATAACCTTCACAGCTTTCTTAGCTACTTGTTGTGCTATCGCTGCCATA